AATCGGAATTCCCTTTGACGTTTATGGGTTTATTGAAAACGAATATTTTAAGCAAGAGTGCCGGTTAATGGGGGTGAGGCAGTATGAACGCCACCACGCACTCAAGCAGGGAGATTATGTCGTTGGTAGCGAATCTTTTCGGATGAAACATCTATTATCCAGTGCAATGGGGGTTGGTGTTTATCGGAAATCTGTCTCCAACATCTTAAACATGGTTGACTTTTTGGAGAAAACACGTAATAACCTACCTAGCATGGTTTTGGGGGGGACTCCGTTCGTGGATGCCCTGATGATTACCAAACAGTTGGTGGGGGATTTTCGGGAAAGAACTCGCTGTGATATTATGACCACAATTTTCCTGACGGATGGTGATGGGACGGATCGTGTTTTCAGAAAGTCCGAAAGAATTTCGTATTCCTTTGATGAAATGGCCAAGGGGGATCGTATAGGTTTTATTGATAAAAAACACGGAGTGACCAAGGTCACTGATAAAAACAGATGGGACGCGAAAAAAATACAATCTATGTTGATGGACATGATTCGAGAAACGACGGGTTCGCGCATTATTGGGTTCTATCTTGTATCTAAAAAATTCAAGGATCTCGTTCGAAATGATCCGAAGGTTGTGGATTTTGATAATACTTGGTCCATAGTCCAGAAAAATAGATTTCATCTTGTGGATACTGATGGATATGATAAGTTTTATCTCATTCCCAGCAATAAATTGGATATGGGAAAGGTTGAGTGGACGGATGTTTCGATGGTGGATGATCCCTCCAAGCGTGGTCGGATGTTAGTTACTTCGTTGCGCCAAATTCAAAAACAGAAGCTGGTGTCCAAGCTATTTTTGAACAACTTTGTGTCCAGTATCAGCTAGCACTTGCATTTTCCTCGAATATTGGTTATCTTAACTGTACACCTTCACAAAAACTATGCTCAATTTAATGACAAATAATATTATTCCCGTGGTTGAGGCGGCGGTAAATGTTGAACTTATTCCGGCGGTAGATCATACCTATGTTCCGTTCGGTTTCTATAATGATTTGGTATCTATCATCAAGAGCCGAATATTTTTCCCAGTGTTTATAACTGGTATGTCTGGAAATGGTAAAACATTGATGCCGGAACAGGCTTGTGCCACTCTAGGCAGGGAAGTGATTCGTGTTAATATCAGTATTGAAACAGACGAGGACGATTTGATTGGTGGTAATACTCTGGTCAACGGGAACGTGGTTTATCGGGAGGGTCCGGCCATTATTGCAATGCGCCGAGGGGCCGTTCTGCTCTTGGATGAATTGGACAGAGGTGGAAATAAGCTCATGTGCCTCCAACCAATACTGGAAGGTAAGCCGTACTACAACAAAAAGACTGGTGAAATCATATACCCGTCTGAGGGGTTTAATGTCTGCGCTACGGCAAACACCAAGGGATATGGATCGGAGAGCGGTAAGTATATCACAGCACAGATCATGGATGATGCCCTTCTGGAGCGCTTTGCCATTACCGTAGATCAGAGGTTTCCCACACCAAAAACCGAACAGAAAATTTTGTTCAAGAAAATGGAGGCGGCTGGGGGGGTGGACGAGGAATTTGCTGCCCGTTTGGTGGAATGGGCAAATATAGTTCGCAAAACCTTCTTTGATGGCGGGATTGACGATCTTATATGTACACGTCGTTTGGTTCATATTGTTAATGCTTTCGCAGTGTTTAGTAATAGGACCAAGGCAATTGAGTTGTGTGTCAGTAGATTCGACGAGGATACAAAGAATACGTTTCTTGATTTATATACAAAAATAGATTCCACTGTAACATTACCGATAGAGGAACCGGAGATCAAATGAAAATTAGTAAAGAAACCGTCGAAATTTTTAAAAACTTCTCCCGCATTAATTCCAACATCCTGATCAGGAAGGGAAGTACGATCAGGACAATGAATGTGGGTATGAACATTCTTGCCTTTGCTGGGGTGGTTGAGAAATTTCCAGTAGATGTAGCTATCTACGACCTCAATCAATTTCTTGGGGTGTTGCATCTGGAGAGCGATATGGACATAACATTTGGGTCCAAATCAATGACAACAGATCATCTGGAATATTTTTATGCCGACCCCAAGATCATCAAGAATCCCCCAGATAAGGGGTTGGTTATTGGGGCGGAACGGTTGAAGTTTTCCCTCACGGCGGCGGACATTTTAACCTTTCAAAAGGCTGCGGCTGTGCTGTCGGTTGGATATTTTTCAGTAGTTGGTGACGGAACCGAGGCAAGGATCGTAATTGGTAATCCAGACATCCCCTCGTCCAATACATATAAGCATACTATTGGTCAATGTATCGAAGAATTTGATTATCGTATGTCTATCGAGAATTTGCTGGTTCTTCCAGACACATACGAGGTTATTTTGAGTAAACGTTCCGTGGATAATAAAGAAATTGGAATCGTATATTTCAAGAGCGATAGTAGGGATTTACAATACTGGTTTGCGGTGGACCCATCTTCCACGATCTAAATATGGATATAAATAACGACGAATTTCTGTGGTCGGAACGATACCGCCCCCACACCATCAAGGATTGCATCCTTCCAAAAACCTTGGAAGATATGTTTGTTTCCATGGTGAAGAGGGGGGAAGTTTCAAACATGATTTTTTCGGGAACTTCTGGTGTTGGAAAAACTACGGTGGCCAAGGCGTTATGTGAGGATATTGGGTGCGATTACATTGTGGTCGCTGGCTCGGAGGATACTGGTATTGATGTTCTTCGCACCAAGGTTCGTAGTTTTGCCAGTTCTGGGTCGTTCTCTGGAAAGACCAAAGTTGTGATATATGACGAGGGAGATAATCTCAACCCCCTTACAACCCAACCGGCCCTGCGTGGATTTATTGAAGAGTTCAGTAAGAACTGTCGATTTATATTCACATGCAATTACAAGAATCGTCTGATAGCACATATCCACTCTCGTGCTCCTGTCGTCGAGTTTAAGATTGAAAAGGAGGATCGTCCCAAGATGGCTCTGCGGTTCATGAAACGAACCAAGGAGATTTTGGAGGCGGAGGGTGTGGAGTATAATGAGAAGGTGGTGGCTCAGTTCTTGGCCAATCATTTTCCCGACTATCGTAGTGTTTTATTGGGCCTCCAGCAATATAGTTTTTCTGGGAAGATCGATGAAGGATTATTGAAGGCCGGGAGTGACGCCAACATCGCCCCCCTGATTGAGGCCTTGAAGGAAAAGTCATGGAAGAAGATGAGGACGTGGATAACAAACAACGAGGACGTGGACCCATCTATTCTCTTTCGTAAACTGTTTGATTCCTTGGAAGGACAGGTGAAGGAAATACCACAGATGGTTATAATTTTGGCCGATTATGGGTATAAACACGCATTCTGTGCTGACAAGCAAATAAACGTTATTGCGTGTCTGACGGAGTTAATGGCTGTTTGTTCATTTAATGAATAGGGGTTTGATCTATGACCGAATTGGAAGAATTAACGAGTATTATTTCAGAGACCAGATATGCCAAATCTCCGGATGAATTTATCCACGCCCGTACTATTGCCGAGGCTATTCAAGGGGCAGGTTTCTTTAAGATAGAGAATCAGATCATGGTAACGGAGGGAATGGTCAAGGCGGCACTTTTGGCCTATTATCCAAGTATATTCGAGATACGTGAATTGGAGGAATCGGAACCCAAGGCTCGGAGTAACATGGTCCATGCCCTATACGCTGCTTTCAGGGCTTGGGGGGGAAGTAAGAAGTAATATGAATTTTGCCAAATTACTTAAAATCAAAACCCTAAAAACAGAGGAGTTGGAGGTTGTCAAACCACAACGTCTCGGCCCCTTCGATTTTATCGAATCTATTCATTTCACGAAAAAGGGGCTTATTTGTGATGAAATAACCGAGAAGTGGTATAATCCCTATATAGTCAACAAGGGGTTGAGTTTCGGGGCTGATACTGTGGTGTTTGCAAACGAAATGAATTCCCGCCCACATTTAAACAAGAAACTACAGTTTGAATTTCTACGTTCTGTTATCAGGGCCAAAAGGAGGTTTAATAAATGGGAAAAACCTGAAAAATCCGATGATTTGGAGTTGGTGAAACAATATTATGGATATAGTTCTGACAAAGCCAAAATAGCGATGAGAATATTGACACCAGAACAAATCGCGGAAATTCGGGGTCGGATGTACCAAGGGGGATCTTTCTAAAACCCTAGATTCATAAATATTAGTTGAGTGATGTTTTATCAACTAAGGGATTATAGGGGATTATTATATGATCGACATTGGTATTGAAGTAACGCTGCCATCTTCAGAATCGTTTTTGATATTAAAGGAAACTCTTGAAAGGTGTGGAATAGCGTCTCGTAAGAATAATATGCTTTATCAGAGTGCCCATATACTACACCGCCGTGGACAATATTTTATAGTTCACTTCAAAGAGCTTTTTGCACTAGACGGCAAACGCACAGATTTATCCAGAAACGATCTTCAGCGAAGAAATACAATAGCAAGGCTTCTTGAAGATTGGGGTTTGTTGGAAATCGTAAATCCTGATCGGTGTGAAGATATTGCCCCCCTATCTCAAATCAAAATAATTTCTCATAGAGAAAGGAGCGAGTGGATATTGAAATCCAAATATACACTTGGTAAAAAGAGATCGATATTATAAACAACATTTAATGGAGGCGTGATATGACGAAGTGCGTGAGATTGATCAGTGGGGAAGATCTGATTTGTGGTGTAGAAAGGGCTCTGAATGGGGGTGATTATATTCTCGACAGACCCGCACAAATCATTATGGTTCCGGACCAAAACGGGCGTATTAATATTCGAATGATCCCCTTTCTCCCGTTTTCCGATACGGGTGGTTTAAAGATTCCGGCTTCGGTGGTTGCGTTTGAGTATGCACCAAGTATCGATCTTATGAACGAGTATAATAGTCGATATGGTTCCGGAATAGTTGTCCCGCAAGTCGATCCCAAGAAACTTCTGTTGGAGAGCTAGACGGGGCTTGCGTTTGTTGAGTGGGTGATGTATATTTCGTTATGACTTCAATGAGAAATAAAATGTCAAAAAGAATTTTTGTGTTTGGCAGCAATCTTGCCGGAAAACATGGGGCGGGTTCTGCCTATGCTGCGTGGAAGGAGTATGGTGCCGTCTATGGGGTTGGTTTTGGCCCCCAAGGGGACAGTTATGCGATCCCTACCAAGGACGAGAACATTAAAACCCTTCCCCTCCCACGAATCCAAAAATACGTGGAAACCTTTGTTCAGTATGCCACACTAAATTCAGACATGACCTTTATGGTCGTCAGAATTGGGTGTGGTCTTGCTGGATATACGGACGAAGAAATCAGTCCATTTTTCAAGGACGCACCCCCGAATTGTATTCTTCCTGCCGGTTGGAGAAACAACCCCTGACCCCCGACGCAATCAATGGGCTGTTTCAATTCGGGGGAGCAATTGCCATATCCTTTTCTGTCCGGAAAATTGAAAGAGATAAAATGGTGAGGGGCGTTCATTGGGGGCAGGTATTTTTCTTCTTTCTGTGGGGACTCTTCAATCTTTATTATTATCCTACGTTGAACCAGTGGTGGTCTTTTATTGCCGGAGGGTTGGTTGTGGTCGTGAATTCTATATATCTTTTTCGCTTAATTAAGTACACGCGGCTGGAAATTACACCCCCAACAAAAATATAATGCAAAATTCTTTCTACACATCGGCTGTCCAGTGGGGAAATAATATTCTGGTCAGGGGCGTACACGCGGGTCAAAGATTTTCCGCCAAGGAGAAGTTCTCCCCCATACTATTCTCCAAGAATAGGAAATCTGTCGGTGTTCCAGACGAGCACGGGAAGGAGTGGACAACCCTATACGGGGAACCACTTCGTCCCCATAAGTTTGATAGTATCAACGACGCCAAGGATTTCATCAAGACTTATGAGGGGGTTGAGGATTTTCCTATATTCGGAAATACAAAATTCGCCTATCAATATCTTGCCGAAACGTATCCCACCGATATTGAATATAGCATCAATCATATCAAAATCTTTACGCTGGACATTGAAGTGGAATCCGAGCGGGGGTTCCCCGATCCAACGAGGGCTGATGAGGAGGTTTTGTTAATTACACTGAAAGACAAGGCCACCAAGAAAATCACCACCTTTGGGCGTAAGAAATTCAATGTAAAAAAAGTGGTTCATTTTGATACCACTAACTATGAGTACATTTACTGTGAAACAGAGCTTTCTCTTCTTTCACAATTTCTTGATTTCTGGAAGGCTGATCCTCCGGATATTGTTACGGGGTGGAATGTGGACACCTTCGATATCACGTATCTGGTAAATCGCATTCGCAAGATTCTCCCAGAGGGGAGCGAACAATCCCTTTCCCCGTGGGGGTCTGTGAACGAGGGGCGCACATTTCAGAAATTTGCCGGTGGTCGGGAGGAGCAGATTTTCAATATCACCGGAGTATCGGTGCTTGATTATTTGGCACTATACCGAAAATTCACTTACAAGATGCGAGAAAGTTATAAGTTGGATTTTATCGCCAAAGTAGAGTTGAATCGGCAAAAACTTGAGAACCCCCACAAAACAATGCGGGAATTTTATACCAAGGACTGGCACCAGTATACAGAGTATAACGTTGTTGACGTTGAATTGGTGGAGTTGCTGGATGATAAGATGAAGTTGTTGGACCTGATCATTCAAATGGCCTATGACGCCAAGTGCAACTACAATGACGTATTTTCTCCCGTAAAAATGTGGGGCTGTATTCTTTTTAACGACACAAGGAATCAGAACATTGCACTTCCACAGGTTAAGGAGAATGTTGGTCGAAAGATCGAGGGTGCTTTCGTGAAGATTCCAGAGTCTGGTAAATATAGGTGGATGGCTAGTTTTGATGCCACATCCCTATATCCCAGTATCATTATGCAATACAACATGTCTCCAGAAACCTTGAGAGGGAGAGTTCACAACCTATCAATCTCCGATCTTCTCGACGGTTTCGCTATAGAAAGTACGGGTGTTGCTATAGCAGCAAACGGATACTCGTTCTCCAAGGAGAAGCAGGGAATAATTCCTAAATTGGTGGAGCGTATCTTCAACGAACGTATTTTCTATAAAAAGAAAATGTTGGAGGCCGAACAGGAGTATGAAAAAACCAAGGAAACTTCCTTGGTCAATGATATCGCCAAGTATCGTAATATCGAGCAAGCCAAAAAAATCCAACTGAATTCTCTTTACGGAACCCAAGCAAATCCATATTTTGTTTTGTTTGATGATCG